GCAAGATATTGATTATCAGGTGTTTTGCCCTTATAAGGGGAAGGAGTTACTCCGAAATATATGTATAATCATGATATATCATATTATCTTATCATATCAAAATGTTATACCAAAACGATTTTTGGTATAGCACTTTTGAATAAATGCGGGTAATAAATGATATAGTTGTGATTGAATTGCCGATGAATAAAGGGTTTGTCGCGCATTGAGTTGGTATAACATCTTGTTAGTATAACTAAAAATAAATTATGGGAACACCTACAATCAGGCTGGAGTACGACAGAAGGAAGCGTGCCAGCGCAACAAAGGAAGGCTCAGTGGAACTGAGAATTGTGTATAACAGGCGACCGTACTATGTGAGTACCGGTGTGCGCGTCCTGCCGAAGCAGTGGCGCAGAGGTCAGGTTGTGAACAGGCTTGATGCCTACGAGCTGCAGCGTACGTTGGATATGTATGTAGCGAAGGCGCGCCGGATTATCAATGACCTGACGGAAAAGGGCGAGCTTGACATGGCTACGGTGACAGCGGAGATCAGCGGCAGGCAGAAGAAGGAGGCATCGAAGAATGTCGTTAAGGAGAAGTTGCTGATGGATTATTTCCGTGAGCGCGCAGAGGTGAGGAAGTACGGACGGACGGAAGACAGCTGCGAGAGGTATGACCGGTTCCTGCGGTGGTTCGAAGCTTGGGGCGGCATGATGACGTTCGAGGATATTACGGAGCTGAAGGTGGTGGAGATGGACAAGGCGCTTGCCGGCATGAAGCCGTACAGCAAGTGGAACAATTATCACCGGTTTCTGAATTCGTTTATCCTGGATGCCATCAACGACGGTCTGCTTCGAAAGAACCCGTACAAGAGCATCCATATCGTCCGTGAGAACGGCGAAGACAGTCTTGCGAAGTTCCTGACAAGGGAGGAGTTTCGCAGGATAGAGGAGCTGAAGCCAACGACGACATACCTGCGTCATGCGAGAGACTTGTTTGTCTTCCAGACGTACACCTGTCTTAGCTATACAGACTTAGCATCGTTCGACGCGACGCGCATCAAGAAGGTTAACGGCAGGAGTGTGTATGTGGGCAGGCGCGGCAAGACCAATCAGGAATATACCTTCATGTTGTTGGAACCAGCCTTGCAGATTTTGCGGAAGTACTCCTACCGGCTGCCTATCATGACGAATCAGAAGTACAACGAATACATCAAGGCGTTGGCAGGTTCAGCGAAGATAGACAAGCCGGTGAGCAGTCACTGGGCAAGGCATACCGGTGCGACGATGATGCTCAATGCCGGTGTTAACATGGAGGTGGTCGCTAAGATACTCGGACACAGCTCGACGAAGATAACGCGGCGCGTATATGCCAAGTTGTTAGACGAGACAGTGACAGACGCCATGGCAGCAGTCGAGGGACAGCTGTTGTAAAAGATTGTTACTTTTGCGCAAAAAGGAGGCTTTTCCCATTCAGGGCGAAGCCTTCTTTGCTTTTTTTTCGAGAAAAAATCTCGCGCGCACGCGCGGTAGGAGGAGGAGGATAATATTATATATGAGCGTTAGCGAGTATATAATATATTTATTTTATTTTAATTGGCATAAAAAATCGATGCGAACGCATACACTTCGCATAAAAAATCGATGCGAACGCATAAAGAGTGAAAACTCTAAAATAGATTTGTTTAGATTTTTTACTTTTCGTTTTCTTCGGATAGTGCGATGAGATTGTCTTCGATGGTCTTCTTGCTCTCGTTGGTGATGTCGAGAGATACGGACTGTGGCTTTGGTATGTTGAACTCCATCAGCTTAATCATGATGTGGAGCCGGTCTTTCGGTTCGAGCTCGCTGATGTCCTCCGCCATGAGCCCAGACGACTGATAGTCGCTCAGGATGTTGTTGATGATAATCTTGGTAAAGGTTGTCGTCTTGTTGGCAGTGCCCTTAGCTCTTCCACCGGTCTTTTTTCCTTTCATGTCTGTTAATACTTAAAATGTTTGTGCAAAGATAAGGCTATAACTTTGGCGGAGAATTTTAATTGTTAACGAACATGGCATTGAATTTATCGCAGATTGGCGGTATTGCATCAAGTGGACTTGGCGCAATAGGAGGACTGTTTGGTGGTCTCGGCAAGCGCGCAGCCATCAAGAAGATGATCAGGCAGCTTGAAGCCAAGAAGAGAGAGAATCAGAACTGGTATGACCGCAGGTACAATGAAGACGCTACACAGCGCGCCGATGCGCAGCGCCTGTTGACGAATGTCGAGGACAGCATCAAGAAGCGTAACCGTCAGGCAGCAGGGACAGCCGCCGTGATGGGCGGTACTGCAGAGAGTGTTGCCGCCGAGAAGGAAGCCAACGCCAAGGCGCTGACCGACACGACGAGTCAGATAGCAGAAGCAGCAGACAAGCGTAAGGATGCTATCGAGCAACAGTACCGAGCCAAGAATGACGCGCTGGATGCCCAGATAGCAGAGCTGGAAGGACAGAAGCCCAGTGGCTTCGATATTGCATCCGGCGTTGTTGGTGGAGCAGCCAGCGGCATGGATAAGATTTTCGGTTAATCAATCATCAAGCTATGAGCAGGACGTTAGACGACATACAGGGCAAAACCCCCAAACCTCGCGCACAAGCCAGGCGCGATGGTGAACCAGTGCAGCCGAGTACGGGACTGACACCGCCGGAGGGAGACGTTGCGACACAGCCACAACAGACACAACCGGCAGGGCAGCAAGTACAAGGAGCAGTACAGGGAGCACCGGCAGGGCAGCCGCAGGAGCCACCGAAGCCGACGCAGCGAGACTACATGACCTTCACTGAAGACCAGCTGAAGGATGGTGGTAAGAGCGAGGGCGTGAAGATGGAAGAAGAAGCGGCTAAGGCAGGAGGAGCTACAGGAACAGCACCAGGTGCAGCAAGCAGCATCCCGATTATGACGGAAGGCTACGAACAATACCTGCGTGACTATGAGCGGATGCAGGAGCAGAAACGTGACCGGTTAGCCGAAGATAAAGAGCGGTTGAAGAGACAGCAGCTTTTTGCCACCATCGGCGACGGACTGTCAGCGTTCCATGAAGCCTACAACAACACAAGAGGTATCAAGCCCATCACCAGCGGCAAGAGTATGAACGGCAAGTGGCAGGAGAGATACGACAAGCTGATGAGCGACATCGACAAGAGCGACCTTGCGAGCGCTAAGAATAGGCTGGAGACAATGAAGGCAAGGCAGTCAGCATATATTGCAGCCGCCAAAAATGACTACAATCAAAAAGTTGCTGATGCTCGTGCCCGATATTACGACGAGACGGGAAACGCCAACAGGGAACGTGGTAACGCCTATGTCGAGGGCATCAACAATCAGAACGAGAATCGCAATAGAGATACCACAAGTAAGATAGAACATCGCAAAAATCAAGACGACAACAATACCCGTCGTACCGATGCATTTGTTGGTAAGACCAACGCTCAGGTAGCCAAGGCAATGGATGGCGGTTCCGGCGGTAGAGGAAGCTCCGGCGGCGGAAGAGGCAGCGGCAGCAAAGGCAGCGGCAGGGTAAAGGATAATGAATGGGTAGCCGAAACTATGGCTGACGATCCGGGCGGTTATCAGGAAGCCTACGAAAGAGCTAAAAAAATAAAACACGGGAAACCTACCGCGGCAGAGGTGAGAGGCGCATATAACGGAAAGAAACGCCAGACCGGCGGCGGAGGCAGCACCGGAAAAGGCAAAGGAAAAGGCTATGGTAGCAAAGGCAAAGGCAAAGGCTATTAAAGCAGATAAAAGCAAATTATAACTTCACGGTAAACAACTATGAACAACGATAACCTGAAAAGTCTTTATCAGACACTGAAGGACGAGGGCTATGAGCCACCACAATATGAACAGTTCGAGAAGGATATGCAGGACGAAAAGAACCTGCAGGGTGTTTATCAGACACTAAAGGATGAAGGCTATGAACCACCTGAGTACGAAACCTTCAAGAAGGATATGGGTTTCGGCAGCAGTCCGCAGCCGGACTTGTCGGGCTACAGTAAGGAAGTCGTTGACAGGTATAACAGTCCGGATAACAAGGCGGGTAACTATAAAGACTTGTCGCAGATAGCCGGCGAGGTAGAGGCAGAGAAGCGCGCGGCGAAAGACAAGGGCGTGGTAGGTAATATGGTCGATAACGTGCGCAACATCTTGCAAGAGAATATTGCCGGAAGTGGTGCATACGTCGGCAATGTCGTAGGGCGACACGTTGCAGCGGGGCAGCA